TAGACGCCGACGTCATGCGGCGCCTTGATGCCGATGCGGACGGCGCCGTTCGGCAGGACTTTCACGATGGCGATCTCGATCCCCTTGCTGGGGATGAGGACTTTCTCGCCCGCTTTCCTTGTCACTACAAGCATGGCTGACTCCGTTCAGCGTTATGTGGCAGCGTAGCCTACAGAGGCAAGCCAATCCTTGCAAGCCTCTTTCACCGATCCACTCTTGTGCTTTCCTGCACACCACTTGATGTATGCCATTCCCTGTTCGGTTTCTGACACTTGTGCAAGTGTCATGCCGGAGTAGCGGCCGTCGAAGAAAATAAAGTCCGGAGCCGATGGCTTCAGTGTCCGCGCGGCCAAGACGTCCATCTTGAAGCCGCAGAAACAACACTCGATCAGCCACTGGCCGCGATAGTCGTCGATAATGTCAAAATAGGTAGACCCGCAGTCGCAGGTGTAGTCGCCCTCCGAGCGGCCGATGATCTCCATGGGCCGCGTTTTGTGGGCCGGCGCAGGCGCATTCTCTGGGGCCGGCGGCTTCCTGGCGGTCTTCTTTTTCTTCTGGTCCGGGACTTCTTCCGGCGAAATGTCGAAAAGCAGGCTCATAGTTTCAGGTTCATCCGGTAGTCCACCGGCTCCGAGGACACAATCAGTTCGTGTCTGGCCCTTGTCACGCCGACGTACTCGATGCGGCGCTCTTCGTCGTGCTGCTCGCGATCAGACCGCTGGGCTTCGTCGATCCGCCGCGTCGTGGTGGTCGACATCACAACAACGTCGGCCTCCATGCCCTTCGCAGCATGAATCGTGCCGAGCCTGATCTGTGGCCGTGTCGCCAATTCGGCGCCCCATTTGACGGCCGAGTTCCGCCAGCGGTCCCCGCCAGTTACCAGATCCCCCCAGGTGCCGCCGTTCACCCGGTCGACCATGGCCTGCGTCATGCCGGTGTCTTCCAGGTCGGTCGGAAACACGACGTCCCAGCGGCGCACCGTGAGTTCGTTCTGCCACAGGGTCTTCGTGCCTCGATCCAGGAGTGGCCCGTCCTTGCCGCGGGACGGCAGTTCCTGGATGGCGCAGGCAAAGTCATCGCCTGACACGGCTTCACCGTGTTCCAGATCCCAGAGGGCTTTGATGCCACGCATGGCGGCTGTGTTGTCCTTGGACTTGAGTTTGGCGAACGGCATCTTCCGTTTGCGGAGTGCTTCGGCCCAGTCCTCCAGCGTGAAGTTGCAGCGGGCCAGAATCAGCGTCGGCCGCTTCGGGTCCAGGCTGGGGATGACCGCCGATGGCCCGCCGGCCCGAGAAATCTTGCCGTCATGGTCGGCGGGGGCCACGCCGCGGTCGAAGTAGCCGTCGTGCATCTGCCGCAGGCAGCGTTCGCCGAGGGCCAGAATCGGCGCCGGGCAGCGGTAGGACTTCGGCATGATCCGCGTCTTGTCCGCCTCCCATGACAGAAAGTGCTTGGCGTCGGACCCGCCAAAGGAAAACACGGCCTGGAACGGATCGCCGGCGATGTAGACCCACTTGACGTCAGGCCCAGCCGCCAGCCGCTTGCAGACGCGATCCACCAGGGCCGAGGCGTCCTGGGCCTCATCGAAGATCCATGCCCGCACCCCATGCGGCAGGTCGCCCTCTGGGTCGACCTCATACAGCCCGTCCGCCTCAAAGTGGATGCCGGCGTAGCGGGCCAGCAGGTCGCTGAAGTCGCAGCGGCCCTCCAGGCGCTTGGCCTGCTCGTACCGCTGGATGAACTGCCGGCACTGGGCGAACGGCGGGACGTCCTGGCCAGCCCGCACCATGCGCTCAATGGTCTTCTTGAGCGGCTCGATCCGGGCGCGGCTGACCTCCCAGCAATTCAGGGCCGACGCTGCAGCCCTGTCCCCAGCATACACGGCGTAGCCGCTGTCATCGTCGATGATCGTCCGAATGTCCACCTTGAGGGCGTCGGCCAGCCATGTCTGGCTCGCCCTGGTGTCGTCGATCAGTTGCCCCTTGGCCACGGCCAACTGCCGGTGGGCGACGCCGTGGCAGGTCTTGAACCACCCGTCCCTGGCCAGCACCTCCGGAGGGATACCCCATGAGGCACTGGCCCGGGCGACGGCCTCGGCGCGGGCGGCCCGAGTGAAACTGGCGAACCCGATCGCAAATGGGCTACCGCCGAGGGCGTTCTTGGCACCCTCCATGACCTGCAAAAGTTCCGTAGTCTTCCCAGACCCCGCAGATCCAATCAGTTTGGCCGTCTTTTCTGCCATGTTCCACTTTCCGGTTTTGAGAATTGGGATTTGTGGTATGTCGTAACTCGTTGCTGTGCAACGAGTTACGACGACAAAAACCACTTAACCGCTTTTCCGCGCACTTTCGGCGCTGCTCACCCGCGTTTCGCTTGTAGTAATTAGGGAATCGCCCGCCGCGATCTTCTCCAGCGCCCGGATGTGCTTCCCGGTGAACCGGATGTACCGCCGCGTCGAGCCGCCGTCGCCGGCGTAGCGGCCCACCGGAAACGCTGCCTCGCCGGTTGCGGCCAGGAGCATCTTCTTGATCTTGAGTTTGTCGCCCTCCTCCAGACGCCTCTGGCGCCTGTCTACGTCCTCCCAGACGCGAGACCACCCAAACCACAGTTCCCAGATGCCGTCCTTGCTGCGGACCCAGGCGGGCCTCCCAGACGCATCCGGCTCGCCGTCCTCCTCTTCTTCCTCCCCCGGCTCCGGAGTCATGCAGAGGGCGTCGAGCATCCAGCCGGCGACGGCCGAATACCGGAGGTTCTCGGCCGTGGCGTCCTCCTGGACGGCCTCGTCCATGAGTTTGGCCTTCAACCCGCGAACCGCCGGCTGGCCGGCCCGCGGCCCCTTGGTCTTGGCGGCCGAGCCGCACCAGATCACGCCCCACTCCTCGGGGACGGCATCCAGGATGACCGTGTGGGTGGCCTCCAGGACGGCGCAGGCGACCTTGGCCGATGACCTGTAGGTCTCGGCGTCCATGGTGACGTCGACCATCTTGGTCTCGCCCTTGCAGAACACCGGGATCGAAAGCACGAACGACACCGGATCCGAGTGAACCACCTTGAGCCGCCACCGGCCGGGGAACCACTCGCCGTCACGGTACTCCAGCCCGTTGAGCGTGAACGGGCAGTCGACCGGCTCCTCGGCCTCGACGGGGTCATCCATGCCGCCGGACTCGATTCGTTCCTCCAGCCGCTTTTTCAGGAACTCCGGCCCGCCGCCCTCGGCCCGCACTTTGATGGCCCAGCGGATCTGGCCGCGCCAGATGTTCTCGACCTCGATGTCCGGCAGCGGCGGCACGCACTGCATCAAGTTGATGGCCTTGGACTCGATCAACGTCTCCTGCTGCTCGCGCGGATCGTGGGGGTCCAGCATCCGCACACACTTCGACGCTATGTACCGCACCATCGTCAGGTGCCGGGAGCCAGAGTCCGCCTTCTTGTGGAGGATCTCGCTGGCCGGCGGCTTGGCGGCCTCGTCCCGCCCGGTGGCCTTGACGATGGCCTGCATGAGTTCCGGCGGGATCTCGGCGACGGCGACTTCGTCGGGCGAGAACCCGTACTTCCACCGATACCGGACGCCAGACGCATGGACGGACGGCGGAAACACCGACTGCGCCCCTTTGCCGCCGCCGCCGATCCGGACCTCCAGGCCGCCGATCTTGATGACGGCCTGCTCCGGGAGCCGGTCGTCGAACTTGAAGATCCGGTGTTCGCTGCGGTGCGAGATGTAGGTCGGCGTCTCGACCAAGTGCAGGCCGAACTTTTCGGCCGTCTGCTTGCCGGTCTCGTCATCCCATTCGATGTCGACGATGCCGGACTCCCGGCCCAGCGCGACGCCGATATTGGTGTTGGTCGCGCCGTCGAACCAGTCGGCGAGGGTTTCCTCGTCCGCCGTGGCCACGGTCTGCCAACGCGAGTCCACCGGATGCTTGCCGGGGGTGCCGCAGGCGGTCCCGTATAAGCAGGTGCAGGTTTTTCCGTCCGCCCGCAACCCGTTGATCCGCAGACAGCGCCAGCCCATCGCGGCGTAGGACGCCGCAGCCTTAAAGAAATCTTCCATATCTGCCTCCGTGCGAGAAAGAAGCGCCGCCGGGGGCTTTCGCTCCCCGGCGGCGCCGATGGCCGTCTGCTGCAGTGGCGGGAGAAGAGCGCCCTGCAGGTCAGACAACTTCCAGCGTTACGACGCCACCTCTGGCTGGGCGACCGGCCCACGAAGCCGTGGGTTTGGGCCGCCGGTCCAGCCGCTTTGACTACTCCTCGCCGAGATCGTCGGCCTCGACGGCCGCCGCGATCGGCGGGGCGGTGAACATCGCGCGGACGGGATCCGCGTAGACACGCTTGGCGACCTCGCCCTGCTCGGGCGTGATCGTGCCGACGAGCCGCGGCACGATCTGGGAGTACGGCTGGCCGCCGCGCCCCTTGGCCTTCGACAACTTGAGACCGATCACGGCCTCGTGCGGGAACACCGGGAGCCGCTTGAGGAACGGGATGATGTTCCGCAGGCTTCCGGGGCCGACCGTCACGAGAATCGGCCACGTTTCGCCCTGACGCAGAATCGCCAGGACGCGGGCCTCCTTGCACCGCTTGCCGGTGCCGCCGCGTCCGCTGCCGTAGCCGAACTCCGGCCCGTTGGACAGCGAGACCCAGTCGTACTTCCGGTCGCCGATCCGATACTTCTCCAGCGACTCCGGCCGGATCGAAGTCCCGATGTCATCCGACACGCGGTAGCCGATCTGCAGATCGTTGGTCACGATCACAGGCCGCGCATCGCTCGGATCTTCTTCGGGCCACAACACTCCTTTCTTGCCGACGCCCACCAGCAGGCCGACGATCTCGTCGGTCATGGTGAGATTGCCGTCGACGTCGATCGTCCACTGGGTCGCGCCGCCGAGAGGCGTCTTGACCCGCACGAGATCCGTCTCGTGCATCTGCTCGCCTTCCAGGTTCGCAGCGATGATCGCCATCTGCCGCGAGTCCGGCGCCAGCGCCGGGTAATCGACCGTCTTTACCGCCAACTCTGCAGTAGCCATTTATGGCCTCCTGTAGCCTTAGAACACCGAACCAGCGTCAGCCAACCGTGACATGACGCAACTTCATCTCCGTGTATTCACCGACGAGGCCGTCGAACGGCGTCCCGGCGGCAAACGAGGAGCCGGCCTCCTTGCCGGCCTCCTTTGCCCGCTCGACGAGCCACGACTTGAGAGTCGTGGTCGCCACCGTCGTGATCGCATCCTCGATCCCAACGGCTCGCGCTGCCTCCAGCACCGCGTCGCGCCGATCCCTCGGCACCGACAAGTGAAGGGACTCCTCCACCCGCCAACTCCTCCCTGCAACCCGAACTCCGTCGAGTCGTTGCACCGTCATGTCTTCCACGGCGATCTGCTCCAAACTCGCGCGACGCTTCTTCATTTCGTCGAGTTGTGCAGATACCGTGCCAATCTGCCGGTCGAGTTGCGTGATTTCTTCAAGCAGCCCCGACAGCCCGTTTTGTTCCACTGTAGCCTCTGATGATTGCATCTATGACCTCCTGTCTGCTCTCCAACGCCTTGTAAACTGATCCATCGACCGTCTGGTTGCCGTCAACGGTGGCCACCAGACTGTAGAAGTGCGTTTTCTTGGTTTGTCCCGGCCGATGCAGCCGCGCGATCGCCTGCAGGTAGTCGCTCAAACTGTGGCCCAGGCTGTAAAAGACCCCGTAGGCCGCGCGGGTCAGGTCGATGCCGACGCCGCCGCTGGCTTGGTTGGCGATCAGCACGGTGGTCTTTCCGGCCTGCCAGTCGGCCAACTCGTTGTGCTGCCCGTTGAGGACGCTCACCGTTCGGCCGGCGGCGACACACGCGGCCGCGGCGGCTTCGCCGTCCGCCTTGTAGCGATGAAACACGACGAGCGGCTCGGATGGGTCCAAACAGTCCAGGATATCAGCCAGCGCCGCCGCCTTGCTGGGAGTGGCGTCGATTTTTGTGGCCTGCCGGGAGCCATCGACATGAATACTGCCGCCGCAGACTTCCAGCAGCCGGATCAGATGCACCAGGACATTGGCCGGCGTGACCTCGCGGCCTTCGACCGTGGCGCAGAAGTCCTTCTCCAGAGTGCGGTACAGGTCCGCTTCCTTGGGCGAGAGTTCGACGTCCACTTGCTCGTGCATGATGTCGGGCAGATCCAAAACGTCTTCCGAACGACGGTGAAATGTTGTCTGTGCAATCTTCGTGCCGAACTCTTCTGTGTTTCTGTAGCCCACCACCCAGCCTGGGTAACCTGGGCGGGTGACAGCGTACCGCGACCGAAACGCGGTGAACGACTGGCCAAACGTCTGGCACTCGGGCGACTCGACGGCCCGGTAGACGCCAAAGGCATCGAGTGGCGAGTGGGCCAAAAGCGTCCCGGACAAGCCGATCCGCTTGGCCGTGGGGTTCTTCTTGCCCATCCGCGCCGCCCACCGGCTCGTCGTGCCGCTTGCCGACTTAAGTTTGTGGCACTCGTCGTAGCAGATGGCGTCCCACTTGGTCTTTTCCAGAAGCGGGATCCTCCAGGCCGATTCGTAGTTGGTGACCACGATCAGCGGCCTGGAGTCGGCCATGGCCGCGGCCACGAGTTGCTCTTTCTGCTTGGAAGACCCCTTGGTGAGCAGCAGGATCCGGTAGTCCTGCAGCCACAGCCCCGCCTGCTTGCCCCAGGCCGGCACGACGGCCTTCGGGCAGCAGATCAAGACTTTGGACAGCCCCTCGCCCTTGAGGATCTCCAGGAGGCAGCGGGACTTCCCGGTCCCCATCCCCATATGCAGCAGAACGCACAGCCTGCCGGCGGCCCACGCAATTGCGTCCCGCTGATGTTGCCAGAGCATCGCTCCCTCCTTGGTGCGTGGAGGATAGCGGTCGATGGCTACCTGTCAACAAAAGTCTTCCTGGGCCTGCCCATCTTCTGGCCGGATTGCTCCAGGCGGGACGATTCGGCGGCACGAGCCTCGCACGACTGCCGCGACAGCACCCAGAGCCGAGACTGGGTGGCCCTGCCGGAGTGCAGAATCCGGCCGACGATTTTTCCTTCTTTGGCCAGCCGCGGCACCAGGGTCCAGAAGACACCTAGGATTTTTGCCGCCTCGTAGGCGCCGATGGCGTCGCCGAACTTGATTTTGGGCCGTCCCTTGGCGGCCAGCAGTTTGATTGCCGCCGGCCGCTCGTGGACAGCCGTCCGCGGCCTCCGGCCGCCCTGGCGGTTGGCGACGTAGTCACGGTAGTTCTGCTCGCACTCGTCCCTAGAATAAACGGCAAACTCCCGCCCCTCCTGGCCGCACACCACGCGGACAGAAATAGCCCCCGCGTCCGCCATGCGGCGGACCCGTGACCAGTGGACGCCCATCAGGGCCGCCGCCTCCCACGCACCGATAGCCTCGTCTTTCATGGTGGTATTGTGGGCAGAATATACCGTCCTTGACAATTGGAGTGGAGGCGGCAACACTCTAAAGACGACCACGGAGGGCCGCTAAATGAGGCGATGGATCGTCATAGTCGATTGGGTCGACGGCAATGTTGAGGATTCTGACGAGATTGTCGTTCGCGCAAGAACTGCCGCCGGGGCAACTTCTAAGGCGCGGGCTGCATGGGTTTCTCGGGCCGAGTGGCCGTTGAGCCAGATTCAAAAAGTTTTCGTTTTGACGCCGAAACGACTTCGGCGCCTTGCATGACCGCACGGAGGTGGCATATCTACTTCTCCAGAAGGGCCACCAATGACGCTGACACAATTTCTTGACGAGATCTACATTCCCCTCAAGGGCATCTGCAAGCACACTGAAATCCTCTACAAAATCACAATCTCCGAGTTCGGCAAATCCCTCGGCCACGAGCCGACGCTGGCCGACCTAGAGGAACTCAAGGTGGCACGGTTCCTGGCCAAGCGCGTCCGCGAGCGCCGGCCGGCGACGGCCGCCAAGGACCGGAGCCAGATCCGCGCCATGTGGGAACTGGCGGCGCGGCGGCGGATGGTCGATATGTGGCCGACGATCGGCCTCGTCAAAGTGCCGGAGCGGGTGCCGGAGGCGTGGACGTCCGACGAGATGCGGCTGATCATGCAGTCAGCCAGCAAAGAGACGTCACTCTACGACGGCATCCCGGCGGCCCTCTGGTGGCGCGCGTTCTTGCTCGTGTGCTACGACACTGGCGAGAGAGTGGGGGCCGTCAAAGCCCTGCGGTGGCGGGACGTTCGCGGGGGGACGGTCCTGTATTCAGCCGAGAACCGCAAAGGCGGGCGGCGAGACATTCTGCGGGCCGTCAGCCCAGAGACCAAGGAGGCGCTTGATCAGATTCGCTGCGGGCGTGGCGCCGAGGACGCCGTGTTCCCCTTCCCCCGCATGAAGTCCTATCTCTGGACGCGGCTGGGCATCATCATCCGTCGTGCCGGCCTGCCGGCCGACAGAACGTGCAAGTTCCACAAGATCCGGAAGACAACGGCGTCCTACGCAGAGGCCGCCGGACTCTCGGCGCAGGCGATCCTGGATCACTCCGACCCCAAGACCACCCGCAAGTACCTCGATCCTAGGATCGTCGTCCAGGCCAATGCCTCGGACGTCCTGCCGAAAGTCAGTTAGCCGTCCACCGGCAGCAACGCCACCGCCTCGCTCCAAGGGATCACCTCCACCGCAGGCAGCAGGACGGCCTGGTCGGCCGCTTCCCACATCCCCTGTAGCAAGCCTCCCGGCCCCACTTCGGTCAGCACATCCGCGCACAACATCAGCCTGCCGTCCGTCAGAACGCGAGGCATCGGCACGCAGTTGGTGGTGCCGTGTTCGGCGTGGAGTTCCGCGAGCCTCGCGGCGAGTTGCGGCGTGAAGACCAGCGCCAATTCTTTGGCGTCGGCGTCACTGATCGGGAGCGTGAGGTCGGAGAGGGTCACTAGACGTTCCTCGTAAGCGCGTTTTGGAACGCCTGTATGGCGGTGTAGTAACTCGCGGTCTGGGCGTCACTCAACCCTGCTCCGATGGAGTATCCAGCCATAAGACCGTTGTAATATTCGACAGGCCCGTTTCGGGCGAATACGAAGAAGGGGCTCGCGCCGGTCGTTTCGGCGGTGCTAGTGGCGTTGGTCCCAAGCGACACTGCATCGTCGTAAAGCGTAAGGAGCGCCGTACTGGTACGGCTTGCGAGAATTAGGCCGCCGTTTGTGTTGGTACGGTTATGTGCAACTGCGCTGTTTGCCTTGCCTAGTTCCGTCTGGATTCCGTAGTTCGGCGCAGACGAGCCAGACAACTGAAGAAACAGCCGATAGCGGTCCGTCACGCCGTTTAACAGTACACCGACCAGAGTCCTTGCCGACGCAATGTTCTGCGTTCCCCGAATGTACGCCGCTAAGTGGCAGTTGGCGGCACCGGGCAACTGATCGACGTTGAAGCCGGTGTTGAGGTATTTACTCGTCCCGTTCCCCAGCAGACCGCCACTCGCCCCCGTCTCAACGTAGTCGCCCGAGACAAAAGGCCCATTGTTCGTATCGGTGGCATTCCCGTACTGCGTCCCGCCCAGCGACGGCCCGCGATACAGCGGCACCAGACACGCCTCAAGGCCGGTGCCGCAGAAGAGATTGAGGCGGTAGAAACGATCCCGAATCCCAGCCGCGTCGATGGCTGTGCAGAACGCATTCACCGCCGTCGCCGTAGTGGACGAGACGGTGCCGCCGTTGGCGTAGACGCGGTTCACCCAGTCTTGGGCATCGGCGTTGCTGACGATTGGGGCGAGCGTGATGCCCCACTTGGCGGCGAGGTAGCGTTCGATGTGCTGGCGTTCACTGCCAGACAGCGTGCGAGCATAGACGAGAAGTTCCGCAACCCGGCCGTTGTATAGAGACGTATTTGTAGACCGCCCAAGCGCCCCAACCGTAAACCTGTCCACGCTCAATGTACCGATTGTCTGCGTTACGGACGAGACAACGGCGCCGTTGATCGCGAGCGAGCGAGCCGTCTCGCTGGAGACGCCAGCCATCATGTATTTCTCACCGCCTGCGCGGACGGCAGAAATCGCCTGATCGCCAGTCGCGTTAGTGTCCCGAAGCCAGTATGCTGGCGTTCCTGTATACATCGCCGCTAGTGAACTTGAGCCATTCGACGGCCCTGCTGACGCGACCACAACGGCGCTTGATGTGCTTGGCGTAACGACGGCAATCATGGACGCCGACTGATCGGCGCTGTTGAACACAGTCGCCGCTGCGTCCGCGCGGAGATGATCGTCGGAGCCGTCAAACGACAGCGCCGACTTGGCTGCAAAATAACTAGCAATCGTCGGCCTGCTCCCGGCCGTCGCCTGCGTGGCGTGCCTGTTGTTCCCAGACTTGTCGCGCCAATACCCCACCGGATCGTTGGTCGCCGTTGCCTGCGCGTGGACTCCGCTGATCCCCCATTTCGCGGCGAGGTAGGCTTCGACGCGGGCGCGGTCGGAGGTGGAGATGACACCCTGATAGAAGATGATCTCCGCTATCGCAGCAGGCGCACCACCGCCGCCGAAGTTTCCGATAGTTAGGTCAAATGAGGCGTTCGTTGCAGCAGCCGCGTTCGCGGCAGTGTTGGTCGCGCCGGACAGGACGCCGTTCTGCCTCGCCAGCAACCGCGAAGCCGCTGTCGCGTTGGCGTTGTCCATGACAGCGGACATGATGCAGAAGGAGTTGGCCGCAGTGAAGAAGTCGTTTTGGCTTAACGATGACGTTGAGTTTCCGCTGACGCCGCGACTGACTGTGAATTGCAGGCTGTTATTACGCGATACGCTGGAGCGATCATCCATGAAGATGGAGACGCCCGTATTGCCAGATGTGTTGTTGGTGTTGTTGAACAAGTACCGGATGCCGTCCGGGTTGCTCGTCGTTGCTGGCTTCAGCACAACAAACATGGTGGCGCCGGTGGCGTTATGCAGATAATTGAACGCCGCAGTGCTGCTGCCAAAAACAAGCGAATCGGTGTCATCAAACTCTATGGTTGCGCGTCCATTGAGGCTGGATGCAACCCGCTGCGGCCTGTTGGCCGATACAGCCTGCGATGCTGCGGGAGAGCCAGCCCCGCTCTTGTCTCTCCACTCTGAAACATTGCTGCCAGAGAGCGTCATGCTGTTCAAGTCATCCGCATCAAGCCACAACGCGCACCCACTGATCTCCGTAGGTGCCGACACCGCCGTCACCGGCCCAGCGTCGGTGGTGTAGAGCGACGAGGTGTCAGCCGCGTCCAGCCAGAGGGCGAGGCCAGAGATGCTACGCGGGTCGAAGCCCGAGGCACGGGGCCGCAGGAGGCGTTGATTCATTCCCACGAGTCAGTTCCTCGTCTGTTCTTCGACCACCGACCGCACGACTTGATGCAGTTCGCGCTGCCCGTGTGCCAACTCTTGCAGGGTCACGGCCTGCTGGCGCTGCACCTGTCCGATTTCTTTGAGCGTCTCCGATGTCGTGTCCAGGAACTCGACATGGGACTTGACCATCGGCTCGACGACCGTCCCGTGCAGGGCGATCGCGGCCTCGCGGCCAAAGAACATCACGACCGCGAGAATGACACACGGCACGCCGAACCTGTCGGCGATGCGGATGAAGGCGTCCAGCACACCCTGCTTGATCTCCTCGGCCGTCACGGTCGCCCCCTCGTCAGGTCTTGAGGAGGACGACGCACGACACCGCCGTGCCGGCGGCTTGGCCGGCGACGAGTTTCAGCGCTCCGACGCCGTAGGCGGCGTCAGGGAGGGCGTAAACGCGGGCCTCGGTGGCCGATTGGGCCAAGGTGATGTCGGCCGCACTGCCGCTGGCGTCATAGAGCCGGCCGAACGTGCCGTCTGTCGTGCCGCTGCACCAGAGTTGAATCGAGGTGGCCGCGGTTGCGCCGGTGCCGAGAAGCACCGCGCCGCCGGCAATGTCGTCCCAGCGAATCGTGGTGGCCGCAGCGGTCGCCGTGGACAGCGTGACGGGGAGAGCCTTGAACTTCCGCCTGATTTTCGGTTCCACTCTGCACCTCCTTGTGCGTTGCGGGCCTCTATGGGCCTCACGGGGCGTGCTACAGGGGCTATACCACCATTGTAGCGGCCAGTAGCCGGCTCATTGCGGCATCGACGGCGGCCTGGAGCGCCAGAATGCCGCCCCCGTTGACGATCTCGTCGTCGACGTATTCGTCGGGGATGCCTCGCTCGCTCTCATGGCTCGCCGTCTCGCCATCCAGGACGCCGAAGCCGGGACGCACCACCCGCCACACGACGCCGCCGCGGGCCTTGATGGCCGCCGCCTCGTTGGGGAAGCGGACGTCGGTGATGCAGAGGTCGCCTCCGGCGGCCTCTGCCCGCTGCATCGTCGCCATGACCCAGATTTCGGGATGGATCATGTTTCGGCCCCAGTCGGTGCCGAGGGTCTGAAGGAGCCTCCGGGGCGAGCAACTGATCCACCCCAGCGTGTTCTCCTTCCGGGAGCGGTCCTGCAACTGCTCAACAGTCAGCCCAGTGATCGCCGACACGGCGTCATAGAGCGGGTCGGCGAACGCTAGCGGCACGAACCGATGCTCCAGGCACAACCGCGCCGCAACCGTGTTCTTCCCCGCCCCGGCGGCCCCGCAGAGTCCAATGATCACAGCGTCATCTCCTCGCCGTCGAACTTGATCGTCACCCCCAGCGGCTCCGCGAGCCACCGCATACTGACGTTCGCCTCGCGGAGCATGGCCTCGGCCTTGACGATGCTCGACGTCCACCGCTCCGGCGTCGCGGCCCGTGGCTTGACATGGCCGACGACCTCGGTGATCCCGGCCACGATGATCGCCCTGGCACAGTCCATGCAGGCGAACCAGGGGCAGTAAAGCGTCGCCCCCAGCGTCGGCGTGCCGACGCGGGCGGCCTGATAGATCGCCATCCGCTCCGCGTGTTCGATGTATTCGTATTTCGCCGGCCGCGTGAGCCGATCCGGCGCCGCCCACACGCCCGCCGGCACCTTGTTGACGCCGACGCAGACGTAGGCCGCGGCCCGCGGCACCAGGATCGCGCCGTTCTGGGTGTGCATATCGTGGCTCCCCGCAGCGGCCTCCTGGGCGGCGATGCGGAGCCAGTCGAGCGGTGTGTTGTGTAATTGGGTAGCCATCAGTCCCTGACCTCAAGCCATTTCCGCAGCCGCTCGTTCTCGCCGCGAAGACTTTCGATCTCTTCTGCGGCCGACTCAATCCAGGACTCAAGAACGAACTCGTAGCATCCGATGTCCTCGGTACGATGTTTCAGCAGGTCGCGGAGGACTTGAAGGATGTCTTTTTTGTTCATTCCGCCCCCGCAACGTGCATCGACACCAGCCCGCCCTCGGGGCGGTACAGGAACGTCTCCATCGCTCGCCGCGAGCCGATGAATCCGTTCTCGGCGTGCCAGTCATCCGGCGGGCAGAGGGCCGGGGCCGTCCTGACGATCACGCCGTCGATTGTTTCGATGGGGCGTTGCCACTCGGCGGCCTGCGAGTGGTAGTGGCCGGTGTGCCACTCCCGGCAGACAGACTGGCTCCAGTGCCGCGGCTGCTCCAGCGCCATGATCTGGCCCAGTTTCCGCTTGGCCTTGTGGCCGTGGCAGAAGCCAATCAAGTTTTTGCCGTGTGTCGCGTACTGCCGGCCCGTCCACGCCCCAGACACGGTGACGCGGCCGTCGTTGCGAAACCGTTCCGCCAGCACTCGCTGAAAGGCCCAACTCAAGGTTTCGTCGTGGTTTCCGTTGACGACCAAGACGTCTGTCGGCGCCGTCGAGGCCGACCGCTCGACGATTTCCAGCAGGCAGTCCCAGCCGATCTGGAGCATCTTCTGAAGCCGGCCGTCCCGCTCCAGTTGCGTGCCGGAGGTGGTCTGGCCCCGGGGGTTGTCGTAGTGCAGTAGATCCCCCAGGAACGCGATCGTTCGGCGGGCCGGCTTCATGGCGTCGCCCACGGCCAGCAACTCGCCCGACGCCTGCCGCACTACTTTCTCGGCGATGTAGAGATCGTAATTGCTCCCGCCCGTCGTTCCCTGGTAGGCGTAGTTGCCAAAGTGGACGTCGGACACGACCACGACTTGCCAGAGGCCGCTGCGCTTCGCCGGCTTCGGCACGGCCTTGCGGCGCAGGTCTTTCGTCGCCGCCTTGATCATCGCCTCGACGCACTCGCGGACCCCAGGCCCAGCCTTGGGCTTGAGGCGAACGAAGACGCGGTGGAGTTCGACGGTCCCGCCACTTCCGTCGCCGCACTCCCACTTGGTCGCTTCAGACGAGGCGACTTCGTATGCCTGCATATCCGCGCCGATATGCCGCAGGAGGTCTTCGACGGTCTTGATCCGCCGCGAGGTGCTTTTCGCCTCCAGCGTGTCGCCGTCCTGCCGCTGCGTGACCTGCTCGGAATCCGCAGCCGGCGTCTCCGCAGGCAGCGTCGAGAGGATCGCAGCCTTCAGCCCCTTTGCAGCCATGCTTCGACTCCTGGGAATCCGATCTTGCAGATGCCGCGCTCGTTGAGTTGCTTGGCAATCGCCTTCGCGAGCGTGCGTCGCGGTGTCTTGATGGCGCCGGCCCGAAACTGCCGCTTGATCTCGTCCAGTTCCGCCCTGGCGTCCGGCGCGACGTTGTCGATCCAGTAGCCGATGCCGTGGTAGGTGTCCGGGAGCGTGGCGACGACGGCGTCAAGCAGACTCGTCGCGGAGGCTCCAGAGGACGCGGGAGATGTCGCGGGCGGCCTCGGTAACGTGTTCTTCGCTGGCCGTGGGGAACGAGACATGGATGCACTCATGCAGGATCGTCTCCAGGCGGGCGCGGCCCGTGAGCCGCTCGTCGATCAGGATCTTCCGCGGCATCTTCGGGTTCTTCGCATCCGGCAAGTACGCCCACCCGGCCGCCCTGCCACGCAACCGCGTGAAGCGGAGGAGCCATTTGACGCCGTGGATGGTGAAGTGGTGGTCACCGGGCATATAGATATGTTGCCATGTTGCCTATTGGTTGTCCACGGCTACTTTGCCTATCTTCTCGCGGGCGCGCCGGCAGGCTTTCCTAACCAGCCACTTCGCCCCAAGTTCGCTCCACGGCAGAATCGTCTGGCGCTTGGCGAGTCGCTTGGAATGCTCCGTTCGCATGGCCTTGATGATTTCCGGCATCCCCGGCCCCTCGCACCAGTCTGGGCCGTTGGTGTTCATCTTCTTCGCCATTGCGTTGCACGAGCAGCCGAGCGTGGCGACGATCCCGAGCCAGTCCTTCAGGAGCGCCTTGAGTTCCGTCCCCGGCCCGGTTTCTGGCATATGGGCCGCTGCCGGCGCGCCGGTGTGGCAGTCGCGGTAGACGGCCTCGCCGTTCTCGTAGGTTTTTTCGACGCAACTCATGGTTATGCAATCGTGAGCGTGGATGTCGCCGAGTTATAGGTGCCTGTCTTCGTCGTTCCCGTCAGCGTAACGGTCCCGTAACTGTTGACAGTAGGTCCGGCAAGCAGGACATACGCTGCGCCGGACGACGGCTCTCCGGAAAACGCCACCGTTAGCGTGTTGCTCGTAAACGTCGCCGAGGTCACGAGGCCGCCGGGATTGGTGATCGGCTCGTTGACGATCACCGTGCCGCCAGTGATCGACATACTCCCAGTCATGCTGTTTTGGTTGAGCGTCAGCGTGCCGTCTTCATTGACAATGCTGCCCGCGCCAGACAGGTCGGCGACTGTGAGCGAGCCGCTGCCGTCCAAGGTCAGCGTCCCTGTGACGGTCAGTTCGTCCAAGGACTGCGACGCAGGCGGGTCGCCCGGTTCCTCCTGCACTGTGAGCGTGGCGGATGCGGCAGTCACGGCGGTCGCTGGATCAATACCGAATGGCGGACTCCTCACCAAGCGAAGCGTGGTTCCGGCTGAAAGCACTATTCCGCCGCCGGCCGACAGGACTGTCTCTCCAACAACCGCAGTTCCGTATCGAATAAATACCGTACCGCTCGTAGAGAATGTCCCGTCATAATTCTGCAACATAACTGTGCCAGCGAAGCCGTTGGCGCCGATGGTCACGTTATGCGTGGCGGGGGCAAGGTTTGTGGCGCCAGCCCAGCGGTTCTCAAAGTAAACTGTGCCGCCATCCGCGGCCACCAGCGTCACATCGCGGCTCATTCGGACATTGCCGCCGGAGAACGTCGCCGTACCGGAAGTGTTGGCGCCGCCGATCAGAACCACCTGCGCCCCCGCCGATGCCCTCACATCAAAACTTGCAGTCGTATTGACGTTTTGTTCCAAAAGTAGCGCCGCGAACCCCCCTGCCCCTGCGGCCGTGTCCCCGATTGCGATCGTACTTCCGACCGCTGCGGCATTTGCGACCTGCATGGTGCCGCCCTTGACGGTCAGCGTGCCAAAGAAGTCCCTGCTGGTGGCGTTCATTCTCCACAACCCGATGCCTTCTTTGACAACGTTGCAAACGTTGCTGCCAGCGGGGTCGCCGATTCGTCGGATTTCGTTGAGGTGCGTGCTGGAGCCGGCCAGCGTCAGCGTCCTGTCGCAGTTGCCAGCGTGCGTGACGGCACTCGTCAGCACGAGCGGCCCCATGCCGTCTGCGCGAATCTCGCCGTCGCCTCGCATTACGATGTTGGCGTTGCTCGTGTGGCCTGGGCCGTCGTAGGTCATCACCGTCTTGCACTCGTACAGGCAGTTGCCCAGCCAGATTGTGATGTTGTTGCAGCCAGAGAACTTCAGCGTCTCAAGGTCGGTCGCCAGTTGATCCCAGCACACCTTGATCTTGAGGTCTTGGAAGTTGGAGCCGCACGGCACCGGCTCGACGTTGAATGCGTCCCAGCACAACGGAAACACAATCGTCTCGCGGACGCACCGATCGTATGGCGTCGGGATATACAACTCGCCGTGAACGCGGACGGCTGAACTAGATTCAAGTTCCACCCGCACCCAAACCGTATCGCTGATCGGCGGCATCCGCTTAGTGCGTGGCTGGTAGAATGTCAGGCCAGCGGCCTTGCTGGTTTTTTCTTCGCAGCAGCAGGCGTCAAACGGCGGTCGGCAACGAGCGTCCTGCGGAAACCCCGGCTCCGTGCATCCAAGGCACTCCGTCGTTCCTACGCCCTGGAACTCGCCGCCGACTCCGTCGCAGTTCGCCTTCGTTGTCGGCGACGACTCGTGCAGGACGTAGCCGTTTTCCTCGTCATAGACGCAACACGCCCCCACGCATGTGGCTTCGTCGCAACTGTTGCCCACGCCGCGAATGAGCGGCGCAGGACACGTCTGCTGGTCAATGACTTCACACGATTCCCCATCTGGGTCACAGCACGGCACCGGACACCCGCGATCACAGCAGCCGCCAAGAACCTCACCGGCGCATTCGGAAGGCTTCTTGTTCTGGCAGTTGCCGTTTTCGCAGCACCGGCCCGGACACTCCCCCCACTGGTCGCGAAACACAATGCCGTCGCACGCTGGGCAGCACAAAGACGCCGCGACGTTTTCGGCGCCCTCAATGCCGCCGTTCTGCGCGGGGTCCATGAACTCCGGAGGCACGCACCCGCAGCACTGATCGACCCCGTCACCCCACCGCAGGAACGTCCAACCCTCCTCGCATGGTGCGTCGGGGTCGTTCTCTGGACTCCACAGTTCGTCGCCGCAGCAGTACCCAGGCTCCGTCTTCCACTCGTCGTTGCAGCACTCGCCCTCGTCGCAGTGGCACTCTCCGTTGCAGCAAGTGCCGCCACGAACGCACTCGCACCAGAACCGAAATGTTTTGACAATCAGGCCGTTGAACACGGCCAACGCGCCGTTGATTACGAACATGCGGTTTCTGTCGATATGGGCAGCGAGAGCGTCGCCGTCTCGCCGGGGTAGGGAATCCAGGTCAGGATGCGCGTGAACTCGATGGCGGCCGTGGTCATAGTGACGGAGACGAACACGGCTGTCTCGTGGTGCTGGACGTTGAGGAGATGCCAGTCGGCCGTGGCTCCGGCTGGTTCAAGAGAAGAAACCTTGCCGATGTAGGCAACCTGTTCGTCGCAGGCGTCGCCAATTGTAAACAACTGGTTCGTGGCGACGACGGTGTTCGGGGTCGAAGTCACGCCCTGAAACGTCAGGGTCTTGGTCTCGTTGATCGTCCACGAGCCGGTGAAGGTGCAGGCGCGGATCTGCTTTCCAGAAGACGCAGCCGGCATTTCCTCAAACCGCGTCGGAATCCGGGACGTACCGTTCTGGTACGGCGTCGAGTCGACCCGCTTCACCACGCTGATGATGCGGTCGGTCAATACCGGGCCAAACGTGTTGCCCTTCTCGGCCATCAGACAATGTCCTGGATGCGAACGCCCATGTTCACGAAGTTATTGCCGAATGGAATCGCCCCTTGCGTGATGTATTTCTTCGTCAGCACGCCGTTGGCCTGGACGTCACGCGGGGTTCCGTCGAGGTTGAGGGCGACGGGCAACGCAGACGGCCGCTGCATAAACCTCTTGCCGTTGAGGCTCGCAATCGGAATTACCGCCCGCACTTTCTTGTTGGCCGTGTTTTCTGTGAGCGCGAACGGAACGACCACCTCGCCGTCAACGTGCTGCAGGTTCAGCCCCTCGTTGTATACATTTGCGCCGTTGAGATTCTTGTTGATGATGTTGAAGCCCTCGATCACCACTCGTTTCCACCATCCGTCGTATGGATTGATCGCAAACTCATATGTTCTGGTGAAGCCTCTGTAGATCAGCGTTCCGAACGCTTCCACGGTCGGGCGGACGTTCACACCGCGCAGCATACAAGTGTACGGGGCAACATCCATGCCAAGGAACGTAAGCCGGTCGGAGTTGATAAATCCAGACTCCGTAAGCCGACTTGTGGGATAGTTGTCGAACTGCTCAATGGAAATCGTCAGCATGGACGAGAAGTTCGTAACGCCGTCGTACCTGTCTTTTACGGGATTGACAGCCGGCGCAAACTGAGGCTGGACGGGGTTGCCGTCCTCGTCTTCGATCTCTGCCCATTGCGTTGCCGGCGTCTCGACGAGACTTGACGAAATCGAGAACTTGGCTGGGCGAATGTCAGGCGGCTGGTTGTTTGGGTCGTTTGCGGTGCTGCTTCCAGGCGTTGCGCGGTAGGTCGCCGTCACGACGCGCACGACACGAGACTCGCCCTCGGCTCGCTCCGAGAACGATACGCACGGGAGCGTGCTGTTGACGGGGTGCATATCCCCGATCTTCACGCCGATCGCAGACTGGATGTCGTAGCCCTCGGACGGCGAGTTCAGGATGATTCTGAACGTCCGCACCGAGACGTCCGCAACGGCGCCGCCGTCAGCCGATCGCTCGTTAGACCCGCCGGAGGTGATTTCCTTGACTAACTTTGGCATCTTCAGCCCTCCGTGATGTCTACCCGCAGCCTCGTGCCGGCCGCGCCAACCGCGGAGTAGTTAGTGCCGGCCGCCATCCGAAAGACCTGCGGCTCGCCGGCGCGCAGCGTGCAGAACGGCGCGAACGATCCGCCCGCCGTGATACCGATCTGGGCCGTGGACGAGGTGGCCGTGGATAGGTTTCGCAGGAAAGCCAAGCCGACGCTCGACAGGTTGGCCGTTGGGATAGAGACTGCGTTCGTCGTGAGCGTGAGCGTGAGCGACTGCAGTCCAACGCTGTTCATGGTGGCCGTGATGTTCGACACCGCCACCTGATTGACGAGGTTCTCTTTGTTGACGGTCAGAACGATTCCGTAAGAAATATCTGGCATGATTACCCCCTGATTTCGACGATGGCGTTTTGGTCTTGCTTGCGCAGTTCATCGAGCGACTGCTGCAGAATCTCTGTCTGCTTCTGCAGTTCGATGAGATTGACGTCACGATTCGGGTCGTCGCCGCGGAGCAAGCGGTTGAGTTCCCGCTGGCCGTCCATGGTGTTGGCGTCGGCGACATTGAGCGCCGCCCGCGACGGCCCCTGAAGCAGCGCGTTGAGCCGCTCCTCGCGGAATCCCATCACGAGCGGCGCAACCTGCTGCGCCCTCTCAAGTGCCAACTGGTTCATCTTTTCGTTCCGCATGGCCTGCGGTGCGTTGATGCGATTCATTTCAGCGACAAGATCCCGTGCCTGCTGGGCGGACTCCCTGGCCGCCCGCTGGGCTGGAGTCATCGCCAGTTCGCGGCCGCGGTCCTCGGCAGACTGCCGCTGCTCGATCCTTGTGCTGTTGTCCCTGGCCGCACGAACGGACGGCGATTCCTCGATCTGACGGTCTACCTGATCCTGGAGGCGCCGCCGTTCTTCGATGAGGCGCTGCCTGTCTTGCGGCGTGCCGGCCCCGGAGGCCAACTGCTCGTCGATCTCGCGGAGCCGCTTGAACGTCTGGTTGAGAGGGTTGTTGGCATCTTGCGCAAGCCGCTCAAGGCGGTCTCGCTCGCTGGCGACGGCCTCTTCCACCTTTCTGTTGGCGGCTCTCTGCTCCTCGACGTTCTGCCTTGCGCGATCCCTGTCTGCCTGCGTCGGCAGTGCCGCGCCGCGGCCTGGGGCAAGTCCTCGCCGGCGGACGTCGTCGTCGCGCTGCTGCGCTGCCTGCAGATTGCTCTCGGCCTCGGCCGTGGCGCGGGCAAGGGCTTCCGTAAACCGCTTCAGGCCAAGCGTGGCGGCCTCGATCGCTTTCATCTCCTCATTGATGGCCGCGATCTCTCGGTCTGCGCGCCTGCGAACGAAGACGCTATCTGGCCGCGCGGAAACTTCCGAATCCACCTTCGCCCTTCTGGCGTCAAGTTCCCTGATCCGGCGAGCAAGTATGCCCTGGTCTGCGCCAGCGGCCTGAAGATTTGCCTCTGCCCGCTGCCTTCTCGCATCCAGAGTCGACTGTGGGTCAAGGATCCGGCGCTGCTCCAGTTCGCTGGCCTGGGCCTGGGCTAGCAACCTCTGCTCCCTGCTTCGCTCGATGCGCGCTCTTGCTTTGCTTACTCGCTCGTCGCGAAGCGCGGCGTCCTCTTGCGTCAGGCCGCTTTCGGCAAAGTCTTTCTGCGCGGAGCGAATCTCGTTTTGCGCAGAGTCGATCTCTTCGGCGAGACTGTCGAGAAGCCCCTGGAGGGAAATCGCGGTGGGTACGCTAGATTTGATTGCGTCGGCTACCTGCCTCTGCGACTCTTCGATGGCAATGGCAGCGGCGTTCGCCGACTTGAAGATGTTCTGAATTGCCTTGTCTGCCTGCAGGCTCGCCGGAAGCCGCAGCGACTCAAGCAGCGACGTCAGCGCCGTAACATCTTCTCTCGCATTCGTTATTTCGACTGCGTCGCCGGTAAAGAAGTCGAGGGCGCCGATATTGCGGGAGGCGGTTTTCTGCCGCTCTCTGATTCTCTGCTCAACAATACGCGACAGCGCGAGCGGATCTGATCCGGCGGCGTCGAGTTCCCTTGCCGCGCGATCTCTCCTTGCCGCTGCCTCTCTTCTGGCCTGCTCATCAACCAGACGCACCGGGAACAGCCCGCCCTTTTCTTCAGAGAGCCTTGCGAACTCATTGTCTCGGATGCCTTCGATGACTGACTTGCGAACCGCATCTGCGGAAGGCGCGGCGGCGCCAACCCTAGCACGGATTGCGGCGCGTTCCTTTCGGCGAGATTCCTCGATTTCCCGCAGGATCGCTACACGCTGGCCGCCGTCAGAGGTGGCGTCAAGACGCTTTCTAAGACCCGCTTGCGTCGCTCGCTCGCTCTGTACCTGCGGATCGAGGAACGAAACGCGCTCCTCGCGGAGTTCTTTTTGCTTCCTGTCTATGTCGGCGAGTTCTTTTGTGAATGCCCTCGTAGACTGCCCAGCCGAAGAAAACGCCTTGCGGGCAATGGAGTCGCCGAGCGACTCAAACGCTTGCGCAAGACCCTCGACAAGCGACTTCTGCCGGGACAGGGAGTCATTCAGGGCTTTCGCCTTGTCGTCAGCCAACTCCGAGCCGGTTGCATACTTAAGGATCGACGTAATGACCTGACCGCCGATTACGGCCGACAGGCCGAGGAACAAGCCGGTCGTTGCCGAGAGTCCCGGAATCAGGCCGGACTGGCCAAGCAGCAATCCGAGTTGCGTGATGTTGTTGCCTACCGCGCGGAGTTTGTATTCCAGGCCGCCCGTCGCCGAGATGAGGTCATCAATCGCGAAAAGCCCCTGCTGAAACGCCAACTGCGCCACGGCGGCGCCGCCAACGCCGAACGAGCCGCGGTTCTTCAGGTTTCGCTCCGCAATGGCCCTGACCCTGTCGACGCCCATTCCCGCAGAGCCGTCGGCTCGCGACGAGTCAGCCACTGTGTTCAAAAATGCGTCGCTGCGCTTTCTAGCCGCGAATTCGACGGCTTTCCTGGCGCGATTTCTGCTCTCCTCACTCTTGAACTGGCCGTCGGCTATTTTCTGCTGCTTTATGGCGAGTTTTTCAAAGAACGCCAAGTCGCGCTCGATGGCCTGCTCGACCGATCGGCGGCCCACAGTGTTTCCGGACTCAAAGTTGCCGGCCAGTTGCCGGCCAGTTGCGATAAAACTCGCAGCGCGCTCAAGGTCTGTTCCGAGTTTATCGCTGCGGCTTCCGGAGATGGTCAGGAACTGGTCAAACCTCTTGCGGGCAGTTTCGGCAGACTTGAGTTTCGATTCAAACTTGTCGATCACCGGCAGCAGCGACTCAAGTTTTGCCTTGTAGTTATCAAGCCCCAGCGTGCCGCCGGCGGTCGTTTTGGCATCAAACGCGGAGTCAAGAGTGGCGTTGGCGTCTGCGGCCAGTTTTCTGATGCTGTCGAACTCGCCCGCTATTCCTGCGTCTTTTAGTCCTTTCACTCTGGACGAAAGATCTCCCACCCTGCCGGCAACACCGCGATTGAACTCCTCCCTAGCGAGAGACAGATTCTCACGAAGGCCAATTGCCGCCAGCCTGCGAGTGCCGGGATTTCTCTCCGACAAGATCTGGTCTCGTTGCTTTTGGGCGTCCTCGCGAATCTTGGAGATTTCTCTTTCTGACTCCGTCCTGATGAGGGCGTCAGCCTTGCCGAACCCTTCTTTGCCGAACGCCTTTGTGGCGTCCGCTGCGGCAAGCGCATCTATAGCCAATTTGGCCTTCTTGGCCGACACCTCGCTGCGGTTGAGTTGCTCGATCACTCGCCCAACGGACGCGATCAGACCCTCAAATCGCTGGTCGTCTCCATCTCGCAGCCTCGCCGAAAGTGTGCCAAACTTGTCTGTTAGTTGCTCGACCTGCGACACGGCCTCGGGCGATATGATCTGCTTGATCTCGGCAGAGGAAATCTCCCTCCTGAACGACATATTGGTCGCTTCCTGGATGCGAACCAGGGCGTCAAGTCGCTGCTGCGCCACTCCTCTTGCCGTCAGCGTCGCAGGATTTTCTCCTTCATTTGCGACCCGAATCTGCGCGGCCGAAAGCCTTGCCGCGGCGCGCTCGATGAGGTCAGCGTTTCGCTCTGACCTCACAGACAGGTCGCCAAAGACCTCGCTCCTGGCTCTCGCAGGAATTTCCGATGCCTTCTTCCGCAGCGCCAGCGCGTCTGTCAGCGCGCCTTTGGCTCGTGGATTAAAGAAGTCCGCGCCGGTGTTTTTTGCCTGCAGGCTACCCGCCAGCCGCTTGAAGTCATCGGAGATGGCCGTGGCCCTTCCAAGGGCAACAAGCCTGCGTCGCAGGGCGTCGATCCGCTGTCCTGCGGCGTCGAACGTCGCCGTGCCTTCGCCAATCTCCGCGAAGAGGCGCTGAAATCCGTCCTGAATCCTCGACAGTTCCGGATACAGGCTCGACTGGACGGATGTGGCGAACCCTTCGATTTGATTCTTGAGGGCGGTCAGCGGCTTGCCGATGTCCTCAAGGACGCGAAACTGATCCTCAAGTCGGCGTGTATTCGGGAGTCCGGCCCCTACTCCCCTCGACTGCAGGTCTTCAATCTGCCGCAGCGTCCGCTGGAACCGCTGCAGCCTAGTCAGCGTGCCGTCGAGTGCCTGCGTGTTGAGGTTGAACTGGATGCCGCGTGCCTGGCGCGCAAAATCCTGCAGTTCACGCCGGGACTCGCCAATGCGGCGAGTGAAGTCCTGCGTGTTCGCAGTCAGAACGGCAGAGATTTTGCCGAGCAGGGCCATGCTTCATCCTTGAAGTTTCTGTAGTTCCGCAAACATCTCGTCCGGCGTCTGATGGGGCTTTGCCTGCGACGGAATAAAGATGTTTTCCTCTGGCACCCGCTTGTAGTTCCCACTCGCCGCCATCACCGTCCGACACAGTCGCGCTGTCTGCCACCAGGAGTCAGGCAGCGGCCACCGCTGGTCGTAGGCATACCACTCACTCAACTCCGCGGAGTCGCACTCCGTCAGCAGCCGCTTGACTGTCATGCCTAGGGCCAACGCTAGGCGGAAATAGAACCTCCGCTCTGGTCGGTCAGTGAATCTTTTCCCAGGCTTTCCACAGCCTCCGACGTCAGGGCGTTGTGGCTCCACGCCTTCTCAAACAGCCGGTTGATCACCACGCTCGACTTCTTGCCGAGCAGGTCGAGGTCGGCATCGGCGAACAGGCGGTCGCCGGAGTCGTCGCACAGCGTCAGCAGGAGGAAGCGGACGCGGAACGACTTCATCTTCTGTTCGGCGTAGGACTCCTCAAACGAGTCCCGCTCCAGGCCAGAGAGCGTCTTGACGTAGACGTCACCGCCCCACTCGGGAACCTTGATCGCGTCGCTCAACCGAACGTCCTTCGCCGCCAGAATCGCAGCCTTGCTCAAAGCCATCTGTCAGGTTCCCTGGTAGTCGGTGAAGCGAAAAGTCGCAGACCCGCGCACCAACTCACCAACGCGGGCCTCCGTGTTTGCAGACTCAAGAATCGCGCGTTTCGACACCGACCATGTCGGCGACGAAAACGTCAACTGGCCGATGCCGCGGACAATTGCCGCAACGTCGCCGGTGGCCGGCGTGGCCAAGAAGTCCAGCGACACGCTGCCGCCAGACAACTCGCCGGTCGGCACAAGAACGGAGTACCCCGCCGGGTCTGCTGGAGACGTCATGTCGACGACCTCCGCGACCGGCGTCTCGACGCTGATGCCGACGACGCTGCCCTGGAAACTGCCCAGCGAACCGGCAAACGTGAAGGTCGCGCCGTGAGCAGATAAGGCCATCGGACCCTCCGGTCGTCAGGCGAGCCGGAAGGTCGCAGAGCCTCGCACGAAGTCGCCGACCGAGCCGCCGAGGGACGCAGACGAGATCGTCGCGTTGCCGCTGAACGACATGGGGCCGGAGATCGACAGGGCGCCGGACACGCCGGCGGTGAGGATCGTCGAGTTGATGTAGTCGATCTGCACTTCCCGGTCGGTCGCGAATCCGCCAACGAAGATGCGGCGGGCGTTGGGGGCCACGCCGAGGTGCGTCGCGTCGAGGAGGTCTTGGGTGTCATTGACCTGGACGGAAGTGACGGTGACGCCAGAGCCACCGAAGGTGAACGTAAGTCCCTGTGCCGAAGTTCCCATTACGCCGCGCCTCCTTGCGCTATTGTGTTAGCCGGTCGCCTCGGACCAGCGAACCTGAAACAGTTGTCTGACTTCGTATGCCGGCGGAAGTTGCGCCCCAACCGCCGTGGGGTCGAGGAAGTCGTCCACTTCGGAGACAAGCCTCATATCGTGTATTGTAACCCCGAGTAGTGTGCCTGTGTGGCCATCCAGGGCCAGCCTCACCTCGTCGGCGAGGTCTTTGGCGCCCTCGTAGGTCAGCGCCCAGGAGGCGATCTGGAGCGACACCTCCGGCATGAACAGCGGGGTGTTGCCCAGCGTGCCTTCCCGGCGGACGTTCGCCCGCTTGTAGATCACAAACGGCATCGCGGCGCCTTTTGGTACGGCGATGGGGTAGATCTGGAAGCCAACGAGCCGCGCTACTCCGGGGGCCGAGGCCAACTTCGCGTAAACGTGCTTTTCTGGGAGCAATAGCATCAGAGTGACCCCGCGATGGCTGCGTTGATGGCGTCGATCAGCCCGTTGCGGATGATCGTCTGGGCCTGCGACCGGCGGGCCGAGATGGTGTTCTCCATGAGGTGATACCCGGGCATTGCGCCGTAGGTTTCCCCAGGCTGGAGCGTGAAAACGCCGCCGTCCGGCAGGAAGTCGTGGGTGTACCCCCGGCCGGCGCGGGCCTGGCGCGTCGGCTCCCGCCACGACGACATGAGGAAGTAGTAGCCCTTGGACCGGCGGGCGAACTTGTCACTGTCCTCCAGTTTGGCGACCTTCGTCATCTTCATGTTGATCGACTGGTGGACATTGACGTAGGTCTTGCGCGTGCCGCGGCTGGATGGGCTGCGGCGGCCGTTGGACCCGAACTCCACCAACCAACTGTGATTGCCACTTGCCTGTTGTCCTGTGGCCCCCATATTCCCGGTGTGTCGCGGGCCGGCAATGGCCACCGAGACACCGGGGCGGTACGTCTTGGTCTTGATGGTCGTGCTTTTGGCGAGGTTGCCGGTCGCGTCGTGACGCAGGGCGGCGGCGCGGTAGCCGTCCCTGATCGGCCGCGCCGCTCGCTGCAGCACTCGCTCCAGCGCGTCGCCTGCGGCCAAGGCTCCAGCGACGTTCTGCAGGGTATCCAGGACAGGGCGAACGCCTTCGACGCCGATGCGAATGAATGCCTGCGCGCGTCCGAAATTGTCGATGGCCATCACTGCACCTCTCGGGCGAGGATTTCCAGGGCCGTGCGATTGTCTCGCTCGACGACGCTGGCGATTTCCATGGTCCGCCCGCGCCACAGGATCCGCTGTGTGTGCGTGACGTCGGCCCGGTAGCGGATCCGGATGCGGTGCGTGGCCACGAGATTGGCCTGCTGGGCCTGCAGAATGTCCCGCGTCGATAGGCCGTCGACGCTGGCCCACACCGTCGCCAGCGTGGCCCAGGTCAAAGTCGTCTCGCCAACCGAGGTGCGAACCTCTGTCGGAGACTGGATCGTGACTCGCTCCCTCATGCGGCCGATGATCATGTAACCGTGCCTTCGCCGATGAAGATGACGTCGTAGGTACAGGAGCCGGAGGCGGCGGCGAAGCGAGCGATAGAGGCATTGACGCCTGAAGATACGGTAAAACCGCCGTCGCTTGGCCCCGCAACGAGATAGCACCCGCCAGGAGGGATCTCGATGAACACGTTGATTGGTAGCCCGCTAAACGCCGTCAATCCAGACACGCCGCCGATCCGAAGGCTCTGCGTGCTGCTCGTGTTCCTCACATAGACCAGTTTGATCTGCGTGAAGGCCACGACGACGGCGGCTCCGTCGCGGGTGTCCGAGAGAGCCGAGAGCGATAGGTCGTCGTTCGCCGTCGTCGCCGTCCGCGAGTCACTCCACACCACCTGCGCCTGATTGGCCCCGGTGCCGTCAGTGATCGACAGGGCGTAGTTGGCCGGCGTGGCCCGCAGCGTCCGCGACAGGTCGCCGATCGACGTCTCGTGGGCAAGGATGGAGAGGGCGATTTGAGCATTGAGCGCCATTGGTCAGGTTCCCATAACGTAGATTTCGTAGTTCTGCCCACTCGTGCCGCCGACGCGGAGGATGCTGCCGCCGGACGTCGTGCCGAACCCAGCGGAGTTCGGGCTGCACAGCATGAACGCCCCGCCCTCGCGGATCGGGTAGCCACGCAGGGTCAGCGAGCCGAGGTTCACCATCGGCGAGAAGTTCCAGGCCGACGCGTCCTGCCGGAAGACGCTGAACTGGCTCCCCGTCCAGCCGGCCGACAGGGCAATCTGGTTTGTCGTCGACAGGTTCTTGAGGCACAGGAGTTTCACCGTGCCGATGCCGATGGCCGAGAAATCGACCTCGTCGTAGCCAGACGCAAACGTGCGTCGGTCGCTCCAGACCGTCGTGCAGTCGCCGACGTCGAAGAAGAACGTCAGCGGGTGGTCGGTGATCGAGGACGTCAGGCCACTTGTCGTGGCCGACCGTGCCGACACGGTGGCTGTGACCTGCGCCTCAATGGTCATCGGTATCCGCCCCATCCGGAGGCGGCCAGCAGCGTCTCAAAGGTGGTCGGAATCGGCATCTGGCCGCCGGCGGCGACCGGCTGGCGGGCCTCGTACCAGTGGGCGACAAGCAAGAGGATCAGGTGCTTGAGGACGTTCGGCACGCTCGCCCCGGAAGCCCCGTACCCGGCCGACCACCGAACCAGCACGCTGTTTTCGTCGCCCCGGACGGCTGGCCAGACGCCGCCGTAGATCGGGAAGATTCGCCCAGGCGTGGCATAAAAGTCCGTCTGAAACGCGCCAGTACCGCTCGTCAGCGTCTGATTGGCGCCGCCCTCGTCACGGTAGACCAGCGTGACGTTGGCGTTCTGCATGGGTGGCCTGGGGAGGATGATCTCCCACAGCGGGAACGTGTCGTAGCGGGCCTCCCACACGGTCGTGATCATCGAGATGTCCAGGACGCTCTCGACGTACTCGCGGGCCGTGGCGATCAGCGTCGTGATGTAGGCGTCGTCGTCGCTCGTGTCGACGCGGCACTGCACCTTGGCCTCTGCGAGCGTCACCGGCTCGACGGCCGGCGCCGTGTATCGCGTCAGGCTGCGGTACGGGGTGATCGCGGAGTCGGGCTGCTGGGGCGAGCCGTAGACGATAGTGACAGTCACTTGTGCCTCTTCTTTCCTTGCGGCTGGACGGCCTTCTCGGCGCGAAGTTCCATGGCGGCGGTCTCTTCGTCGCGCTCTTCGACCTGCCGGACGAGGCCGCGGGCGAGCAGGACTCTGGCCATGCCGTCGCCCCAGTCAAACTCTTGGCCGACCTTGTAGCCGCCGAACTCCTTGACGATTTTGACTCTCACTTCACAAACCCCCATGCGCCCTCTGGCGGCGTCCTGTCGCTGTTCCAGAACTCGGTCGTGTGCTGCTGAACTTTGCCGCACTCCACGGTCCTGGACGGCCATGTAATCATCAGTTCGGCGTGGCCGACGCTGACGCTGGTGGCGATCCCCAACTTGTTCCCCGTGGCGTGAAACTTCTTCCAGAAGTAAATGTCCTCATCAACGTGGCCGCCGGTGAACGTCCCCTCGGCGTTGGCCTCGGCGAGAAACCACGGCTTCGGCATCTTCTTGATGGCTTCGGTGCGGATGAACGTGCAGCCGAAGTGGGCCGTCTCGACCAACTGCACCGGCTTGGAGAACCAGTCGTTCTCGACCGTTGTCTTGTCGTCAGAGGTGACCCCAGGCAGTGCGAACATCACTGTGTTCGCTTCCCGCTTGGTCTGGAGTGGCGCGATGGCGTCGACGCCGGAATACATCATCAGCGCCAGGAGCGCCTCGACGGTCTTCGCGGTGAAGATCGTGTCGTAGTCGATCGTCAGCACGACGTCGTGCGTGTCGATGACCTGCTCCATCGTCCGCTGCAGGCACTGGCCAAAGAACGCCCCGGTGTATTTGATCGGGGCGATCTTGTGCGGCGCTAGCGCCTGGGAGATGCAGAAGAAATTATCCGTGAAGCCGAGGCGTGGCACGCTCATGAGAGCGGCCACCTTGACCTCGGCTTCACAATTACCAACGCGAACCAGCATCGTGCGCTCCTTGTGAGGAGCGGGCGCGCATCCTTGCGCCTTTGTCGGCCGTCAATGGCCGTCCCGCTTATGCAGGACTAGCCCTTGACGAGACCGAGGACGCCGGCGTCGGCCGCCGTGGCCGGCGACTCTTCGCCGCGACCCAGGCGAGCCACGATCGCCACGTTCGCCGACGCACCGGGGGTGTAGGACACCTTCAGGTAGCGCTTCTTGGCCTTCGTGTCGATGTCCATCTTGAGGATGGACGCCGAACCCGTGGCCGACGCAGCGATCGCCGGGATCGAGAAGCCGCCAGTGCCGCCGCCAACGAGGGCCGTGACGTTGGAGTAAGACGAGTTGTCGTCCGACTCCTCGACCTTCACGGCGCTGGCAAACACCGTGCTGGCGTTGCTGGCGCGCAGTACGGTCACGCTGGCGTGGTCGTACCCGATGGTGTCGATAACAAGCGTCGCAGTCGCAGTCGCACCGACAGCCGCCGCCGGGACTTCGGCGACAACCTTATGGTTCTGGGAGTGAATCATTTGCTTTTGGCTCCTTTATCACGAAGCAGCCGACTTGAGGGCGACGACGGGGCCGACCTCCGAAGTGCTGCCGAGGCTGTGGTGGTTGATGTCGAACCGCATGGTCCCCTGAAGCAGCAGTTGATCGGTGGTCGCGTAGACCTGATCGAACAGCCGCACCGAGAAGTCCCGACGACGGGCGTAGATGCTGGACAGGCCCATGTTGCCGAACAGCACCTTGACCTTGTTGGTGTCAGCGCCGAGCGTGCTGTTGAGGACATGAACCATCCGCACCGGGTAGCCGAGGAACGACTCACCGGCATCGCGGCCGAGGTTGTCGACCGTGTTGCCACCGGCCGCATACTTCAGGCGGCTGATGGACGCGGCGTAGCCGGCCGGCGAGACGTACCACGCAGCGCCCTGGCGGGCGTAGAGCGGCAACTTGCCGATGACGCCGAGGAAGTCCTCGATGTCGAGGGTCTCAAACGCCGTGTTGCCCGAGGCCGCCGTCACGACGCTCGCCGTGTGCGTGCCGTCGTTGATCTTGTTCACGATGCCGTTGATGCCGCCGAACTCGGACGTCCCCGAGCCGAGCCAGCCGCAGGTGTCGATCTTGTAGGCCAGCGAGGTCGCGAATTCAGCAGCCACACTGTCGGCCAGCGACACCAGGGCATCCTCGACCACTTCGGTCGACATCCGGCAGGACACGCCCAACTTCTTGGCGACGAGCGACACGTTGCCGTAGGTCGGCTCGCTCTCGCTGATGCTCGACCCCTCGCCAATAAAATACGCCGTGGTGCCGGACAGGCGCTTCGGCACCACCATCGTGTCGCGGTTCATCGAGACGTTCTCGGCGGCGCCGGGGAAGGTGCCGTAGGTCTCGACCAGCCGGATCACGCGGTTGGCGAACTCTTCGGGAACCAGCGCACCACCGGCCGAGTTGCTGCCCTCGTTCAGAGCGCGGCTCTCGACGCCGTGGTCGCGGCACCACCGGAGATCCTCCTGGTTGCGGAACAGCGTTGCCCGCAGCCAGCGGCCGCAGCGGTAGGCGCTCTCGACGGCGTCGGGGCCGTCGTTGAAGGCCCGCAGGCTCGTGTGATGCGGGTTGATCGCCCGAATCTCGGCCTTCTTCGGCTCCTCGGCCGGGGCAGCGACGGGCGCCGGGGCGGGGGCGGCCCGCTCGACGACCGAACGCAGTTCCGCCTCCTTGGCGGCCAACTTCTGCTCAAACTCCAGGTCCGACTTGACCTTGTCGGCCTCGTCCGTCAGGCGACGGAGTTCGGTGGTCTGCTCCTCGGAACGCTCCTCGCAGTCGGCGAGTTCGTTGAGGCGGGCGGCGATCGCCGCGGCACGGTCCTGAAGACGCTTGAGGTTGGAAGCCATTTGGCTGTTGCTCCTTTTTTGAGCCAGCCAAACGCAAACGCGGCGGCTGGCGGGGTATCCCGCAAGCACGCCGCGACAAGAATCCTCAAGTCGCTCGCACTGATCTCCGCGAAATCCATCGCGGAGCGGTTATGTCTCTCTGTAGCCTAGCGTGTGGACGCGTAGGCGTGCAAGTCAGTCGGGGGCGCCGTCTTCGGGTAACGCCATCGCTTCGTGAATGATGGGCTGGAGATTTTCGATGTCGCACGAGATTCCCCAGTTCTGCAAAAACTCCGCCGCATCTGGATAGAGCATCCCGTACCGGCGGCCGAGATACGTCGATGAGTCGGCGTAGCCGCTGATCCTTTCAGGAGAGAAGTGTACGAGCAGCATTTTGAGCGGAACGTCCAGTCCGGCGCCTTCGCCTCGCCACACGCCTGCTTCATCGTCGACGTAAGCAGTCCAGTCGCTTCCGACGAGTGCGGTTCGCTTCATAGCAGCCCAGCCAAGACGAGGAGTGAGATGTCAAAGCCGTGCCGCGCTCGCTTACGAAATGCAGCCGGTTCACGGTACACCGACTCAATGCCAGTTGAAAACACTTCTGTCCCCTTGTCAACGCGCGCGGCGTCTGGGTGATTTGCGTAGCGTGTCACCATCGACCCTTTGAATCCAGCGTCAGAGTATCTGCGCGCGTACCCAAGGTAACTTGGAGCGTCAATTTGGTAGTCGCCTACCTTCTCTCCGGCTTTGTGAATTGCTTCATAGTCAGGGGCTGCGCTTAGCGATTTGTATTTGGCGCCTTTGTTTGAAGCCAAAAAGTCAGCCGCCCTTGCCCTGTAGTCCTCCGTCAGCGCACGAAGCGTGTCTTTGCTTGCCGACTCAATGGCGTGTCCGTACTCATGGGCTGTCGTTTTTCTTATCCCAGCGCCCAAGTCGTCAACGCCTATCGTGATATCGTTTTTTCCGTTTACCGACTGATGCGATCCGCCGCCACCGGGCCTCAACTTGATTGTGGCGCTAAGAATTCTTTCTTCGTGCTTCCTGGCGGCAACACGCGACAGCCAATTCCAGGCTCTTGCTATCTCTTTTTTCGCAATTTCGGCATTGTTTTTAGCCGTGGCAATGGCGCTTTGGACAAAGACACTTCCGGACGACGCAAGAGAATCGGTCCTAGCAAGCGCGCCGGCGTGCGCAATCGTGAACTCGCCGACCAAGTCGTGCAGATCGCTGTCCCGCTTGGTCTCCAGTTCCTCAATCCGCTTATTCGCAGCGTTGTATTTGTCAAGCGATGCGCTTGACCCATTCGTCCTGTACCCGGCGTATGCGTCGTCGCGATCTTTCTTTGCTTCTGAAAGTTGCTTTTCGTATCGGGCCTCGATCTTTGTGGCCTCGGAGTGGTAGGCGTCGAGGTCTTTCTGGTATTTGCGCTTGAGAAACTCGGTCTTGAGTTCTCCCTGCGCCTGAACAGCAGACTCGTCGCCTCTGCCAGAGAACACCGATGGGGGCTTTTCGACAACCTTGAGTTGCTCGTTCGCCTTCTTGATGCGGATCTTCTGCAGCATGGCGGACCGCTTTGCGGCGGCGGCCTCGGCGGCGGCCTGCTTCTCCGCGGCATCGCGCTCCCCCTTCTGGGCCTTGCGCTCGGCGGCAGCGCGGCGCAGTTCGTCGATGCGCTTCTGCTTTTCTGCGGTCTTCTTCCGCTCCAGGCGGGCGGCCTCGCGCTGCGGTCTGGTGGCCGCTGACTTGGCCTTGTCGGCGGCCTCTTTCTTGGCTTTCTTTGCGGCGGCCTTCTCGCGCATCGCCTTGGCGCGGGCAAGGTCGCTCTTGGCATTGGCGCCCTTCAGCGCGCCGCCCTGCGAGAGCGGCTTCCGCGGGATGCCATCTTCGGTTGCGCAGTTGTTGCCGGCCTTGAAGCCGCCGGCTCCAGTCCCGCACCCAGCCGACGCGCCCATCTTGGCCGGCCGGCGATTGGCGACCTTGACCTTCTTCTGCTTGCGAGGGCCGCGGCGGCGAAACTCGGCGAACCGCTCTAGGGCGGCCCGCAGTTCAGCGAGGACGTCCATGGGCCGCGGTCTCCAGTGCCTTGGCCTTGAGGCGGGCCGCCTCGGCCGCCGGATCCACGCTCCGCTTCGCGGGCTGCGCGAGGCGTTCCTCGGGGATGACCCAGAGTTTGCAGACGGCGTTCGGGTCGATCTGCCCTTCCACAACGTCGCACGAGCCGCCTTCGTTCCAGAACACGCAGTTCTGGCACTTCATGCCGCGTTCGGCGAACGGGTTCTCGGTCATGTAGTGGGCGCCGTCCGGCCCTTCCTGCGGCCACTGGCCGTTCTCGACGGCGATCTGCTCGATGGCCTCGTAGAGCGCGAAGTTGGCCGGCGACAGGGACTCCATGGTGGCGTCTTCTTCGGCGCGGACCTCGACCTCCTGGGCCGGCGCCTCGCGGTCGGCCGACTCCATGGCCGACACCTTGCGGGCTGACCAGTTCTTTGCCGGCGTGCCGCCCCACAGCAGCCACGCCACGAACCCCGGCTTCTCCTCGCCGGCCTTGTCCCACCCCGGCGACTTGCTCGCCTTCTCATGCCTCGCGAACCACGCGTTCATCTCGCGGACATGGTCGTCGGTGAGTTCTTCCCGGCGGGCGATCTTGTTGGCGCGGGCCACGGTCTCGGGCTTCAGGCCGTCGCCTGACTTGCCCTCCTCGTGCAGCCGCAGGCCACGCTTGGCTGCGGCGGCCATGCCGGCAGTGGGCTTGAGGCCGACTGCCCGCTGGTCGATGAACGCCGGAACCTCGCCCATGATGTTGCTGGCGGACACCAGTTCGCTCATCTTCTTGGCGACGAAGTAGTCCGACTCTTCCCAGACGCCTTCCTCAAAGTCGTACTTTCGCACCAGGGCGGCCGGATCGTCAGGCGTGGCCTCGATTGGCTCCTCGGAGTAGTCGCCGATCGTGCCTTCGGCCATGACGTACTCGATGCGACCGACGCCGCCGTCCCAGGCCACGAAGTCGCCCGCCTCGTACATGGCCCGCTTCGCCATCTCCAGCGCCCGGCGGCTGACGAACACCTCGGTCGCCGGGTAGGCCGGCCGCAGGACGGGGCCGACGTCGAACAGGCCGTCGAAGTCGACGATTTCCCGGAGTTGGCGGCCGTCTGTCATCCGAGACCAGCGCTCGCCAGCCCCTTTCACCTTGAAAGCGAAGGACGAATTTCTGACTTCACCACGCTCGATAGCCTCCACGACGTCAGCGCGGCTTTCAGGAGCGTCGATCTCATAGCGCAGACCACGCTCGTCGACGGAGAGACGAAGAGTTCCGGCCGACTCGCGACCAAGGAGGAACATCGGCTCATGGTTGTAGAGAGCGACGACGTCGGTTCCGCGCTTGATGACATTGTCAAAGGCTCCGGGGAGAATCCGCTCCACAAACCCGCCCAAGTCCTGCGAGTCGCTGGAAAATAATGCCGCATAGCCGCGGATGACGGTCTTCTTCTTGCCAGTCTTGTCGCAGAGGCAGCGCTCGACCCCGGTATCGGTGTCGATCAGCCGTCGCTCAAGGTCTTCTCGACTCTGTCCGTCCATGTCTCAAGAACCTCCTCGTAGGGGCGGCCGCTGCGATGACACTCCAGGAGCAAATCCCGCGTCTCGTTCATCCAACTCGCCGCGAACTCGTCAATCTGTAGCCCGGTAGCCTGGGCGACGTCGCACAGTTCCGTCCGCATCCGCTTCTCGTGCGCCTCCAGCCACGCCGCCAACTTGGCGGGCTTCGTTCGCCGTTCGCGAATCCCGTCCGCCTCGACGGCGGCCAGTTTCCGCAGGGTCTGCTTGAACAGGACGCCGGCGGCCGAACGGGCGGCAGGCTCCTCTTCGATCATCGGCTCCTCATCCTGCACCGGCGCCTCTTCGGCTGGTGCTGGCGCTTCTTCCGCGGGCGGCGGTTCCGGCGGCTGGACAACGAACGACTCCAGCAGCGCCATGTTGACCTGCACGAACCGCTTGTCGCCATGTTCGATGGGGTTCATGCCTTCGGCAGCGCGGATCTCGTTAATCGACAAAACGCCCAGGTTCCAGAGTTCCCGGAAATACTGGGCGCGGCCGGCGTTGTCGCCGCGGAGCAGGCCGCGGACGTCGAACTCGGCGAAGTAGTTGTCGTCGTCGGCCACGAGGTCGCGGCGGACGGCGCTCTCCCAGCGACGCAGCCACGGGACCAGCGTGAACGTGACGAAATCCAAGCCTTGCTGCTCGACCGAGGAGTACGAACTTTTGGTCAAGTCGCCGATCATGTAGACCGGGACGCGGTAGGCGCGGGCGATGTCTTCGACTTGGTAGCGGCGGGTCTCGATGAGTTGACTGGACTCGTTGCTGCCGGAGAGTTCTTTGATTTTGATGCCGTGCGGGAGGACGGCTGTTTTGTTGCCGTTCTTTGGGCCGCCGCCGTGAATATCGTCCCACGACTGCCGCAGCCGCTGGGCGGTCTCGGGCTTGAGCGGCTGATCGGATTCCAATACGATCCCCGGCCGCGCGCCGTTCCCAAAATATGCGCTGCTGTGTAGTTCTGTAGCCCTTGCGAGGGCGATGGCTTCGCGGGAGATCGTCGTTGGGACGTAGCAGTTGACGCCGTCCTGCGTCATCCATGGGATCCGGAAGATCTGATCCTGCGAATAGATCGTCGGCGTGGCCTTGTCTGGCTCCTGGTAGAGAAACCGAAGCCGGCCGTTCTTGATCCGCTCGACCTTCATGCGGCTGGGGTGGAGCGGCCACAGTTCGGTCACCGCGCCGAGGCGGCCGGGGCGGATCTCCGCGTAGGCCGCGCCCCAGAGCATACACCAAGACTGCATCAGTTCCCGGAACTCAAAACTCGTCATCCACGAGTTCGGCTGCTCCGACAGGATCTTGTGCAGCGGCATCCCATCGGCGATCTCCTTGCCTCCGGCCATCAGTCGGCGATAGAGCGAGAACGGGAGCGAGGCCACCGATTCCGATACCACGCGGACACAGGCGAGGACCGCGCTACACTGGAGGGCCGTTTCTGGCGAGACATGGATGCCGGAGACGGTCCTGCTGCTCTCGGCGATCTCCTCAAAGACCCGCGAGATGCCGCTGCGAACCTCAACAATGTCGTCGATGACGGAAGTCTGTGGTTCCACTACAGCACCAGGATTTCGGGTTCTACCTGCGGCCCGTGAACTTCGCCGCTGGCGAGAGAGAGGGCCATGCACAGGGCGACGATGCCGTCGATGCGGCCGATGTCGTGAGACGACTTTTTGACGGGCTTGATAAGACCTTCGTCATTCGTCTTCACTTGCACGTTGCTGGCCTGCCACATCAGTACCGGGTTTCCGCCGTGCCGCAGCCTGCCGGATGTCACAAGGTTTTCAAGCAGGCGCGTCGGCGCGTTCATCGGGCCAAAACCCTGCCCGAACGGGTGAACTGTGACCCCTTCGGCCGAGAGTTGGGTCATGAGGTGGACCGCATTCCAGCGGTCCACCGCCACGCCCTTGACCCAATTTTTCTCGCAAAATTCGAGAATGTAGTCCCGAATCTCGTCGTAATCCGTTATGTCTCCATCAGTTAGTCTAACAAAACCGTCCTTGGCCCATGAGCCATACGGCACCCTGTCGGCCTTCTCGCGCTTGTCGGCGTTGTCACCTGGGATCCAGAACGTCGCCTGAACGTCGACGCTGCCGTCCTCGTCAGGCCAGATGGCCACGAACGCCGTCGTGTCGTAGGTGCTGGCGAGGTCGAGGCCGCAATAGCACGGCCGGCTGGCTGACGCCCGGAGCGGCGCGTTGCAGGCTTCAAAGGCGCCATGCTTGAAGAACTTTTCTTCCGAGGCCGTCCATTGGTTCAAGTGGAGCCGGCGAAAGGTCATTTCGTCGCTCGTCGACTCCCTGGCCTTGGCCGACATTTGCGCGAAGTAGTCTTCCTTGATGGTCACGCCGAAGTTCGGATTAGCAGCGCGCCACGTTGCGGAGTCAAATGGGTCGGCGTCCTGCGCAGCCGCGTAGATGCAGGGCAGAAACGTCTCGTCGACCAGGAGGCCGTCGCGGATCTTCTCGGCACGCTCCCAGGTCTTGAAGCACGGGGACTGCCGGTCGTAGCCGGCCGTCGTCAAGAAAATGGTCAGCGGCTGGCGTCTGGCGCCGGTGGCCGTTTCTAGGACGTCGACCAATTCCCGGTCTTTTTGGACATGGTATTCGTCCACCAGAATGCACGATGGGTTGTACCCGTGCTTGGTTGCCGCCTCGCTGGAGATGGTCTTCATGACGGCGTTGGTGCCGGGGACAGCGATGCTGTTCCGGTACAACTTGCAGCGGGAGAGCAGGGTCTCGTTGCTCTCGACCATCTGCTTGGCGGCGTCATGGAGGAGGGCCGCCTGCTGGCGGTCGCCGGCCGCGACGATCACTTCCGCGCCGATGTCGTCGCAGAACAACATATACAGCCCGATGGCTGCACAGAGTTGCGTCTTGCCGTTTTTGCGAGGAATCGCGAGCAGGCTTGAGCGATACTGACGCAGGCCGTCAGGCCGGTAGGTGTTGAACAACTTGTGCAGGTACTCGGCCTGCCACGGGAACAGTTCAAACGGCTTGCCGGCGAACTCGCCGCGCGTGTGCCGCAGGCACGAGATGAAATCGCGTATGTCAACCACCGGCCAGCAGCGCCTGCATCGGGTCTGCCGACTTGGCCTGACGGTCGACGATTGCCATTCCTAGGCGCGTCCTGTCGGCGGGCGTGAACCCAAGAACCGACTCAAGTTGTCGCAACTGCTCGTGACAGGCTGACGATTGCGCAAAGAACGGGGAAGGCTTCGCTGCCTTCTCCTCGCCCTGGCGGCCCGTCATGGAGTGAAAATGGATCGCTGATTTGGACAGTTCTTCCTCGGCCGAATACCAGCGGTCGAGCGTGACGGCGTAGCGGAGGAC